ATCGGCGGCGGTTGCCAGAACAGTGAAGATATCACCCGCGGCATAGTCGGTTGCGCCATCGTTGATGGTGAAATTGATTTGAGCGTTGGTGTAGGCGCTGTCGGTGGTGGCCTCTGCCAGGAATGCCCCATCGGGTGCCATGACCGACCATGTTCCGAGGTCGTGATCCGCCTCGGTTGCCAGGACGGTGAAGGTGTCACCCACGGCGAAATCGGTTCCGCTGTCGTTGATGGTGAGGTTGATGTGGGCCGAGGTGTAAGCGGACCCGATCGCGGCATTATCCGCGAGCTGCTCGCCCGTGGGGGTTTCGATCTCCCAGGCTCCGCCCGCTCCGCTTGCAACGGTATCGATGGCAAAACCATCGCCCAGGACGAAATCATTCAGGTCGGAAATGGTGAAGGTGAGCCCGCCGGTTGCATACTCGACGGCTTCGGTGGCCTGTCCCTCCGAGTGACCATCAACGCCCTTGACCTCGAAAACGGCCGACCCGGAAACCGCACTGATGCAGGTGAGGGTGTACTTGCCGACGGAGGCAGCCGCCGCCACGGTGACGGAGGAGATAACCCCGGACCCTGCCGCATTCCAGGTGTGCGCGGTTGCGATATCCTGCGCGCCTGTCGTGACGACATCGGGAGCGGTGACGCAGGTCATGGTGTACGTTCCCGCTTCGACGGAGGCGCCGGCCGTTACGGCGGTCATGGTACCGCCGCCGGTATTCCCGCCGCCTGCCGTTCCGGTCGTGGCGGTGGTGATGGTGCCCGTGGGGATAGACTCGCACGTGAGGGTGTACGTTCCCGCCTGGACAGAGGCGCCCGCGGTGACTGCGGTCATGGTGCCATCGCCGGTGTTGCTTCCATCCTTGGTGCCCGTGGTGGCGGTGGTGATGGTGCCCTCGGGGACGCTGGTGCACGTGAGGGTGTAGGTCCCCGCCTGGACGGAATCACCGGCGGTGACGGTGGTGCACGTACCATCGCCGGTATTGCTGCCATCCTTCGTTCCCGTGGTTGCCGTGGTGATGGTGCCCTCGGGGATGCTCGCGCAGGTGAACGTGTAGGTGCCAGCCTGGACGGAGGCGCCCGCGGTGACTGCGGTCATGGTGCCATCGCCGGTGTTGCTTCCATCCTTGGTGCCCGTGGTGGCGGTGGTGATGGTGCCGTCGGGGATGGACTCACACGTGAGGGTGTAGGTGCCAATTTGGGCATTTTTCCCGCCGGTGACCAAAGTGCATGTGCCGTTGCCGGTATTGCTCCCGCCCACCGTGCCGGTGGTGGGAACGGTGACGAGCACTCGCCCCACAACGGCATTTTGCGGGAGATCCTGGCCGGACGCGACGGTGACAGCCGCACGGCTTCCGAAGTTTTCTTTTTCCCACTTCAAAACATCGTTGAGGTGGTCCTTTTCGATGGTCAGGGACATATTGTGCCCTCCTTCCTTACTTCGAGATCCCGGCGCGTTTTTCTGCGTCGGCAATCAAGGGGTTGATTCCGCCGGATTTCAGGCCGGAGGTGGTGGACGTGATGGTTTCGCCTTCGCTCCCTGCTGCGGCCTTCGCTGCAAGGATCTTCTTCCGGGCATCCTCGGCGGACACGCCGGACTTGACGAGTTCCTCGGTGAGCTCCGGGGTTTCGGCGAGAGTGCAGAGCCCCGCAACGGCGGTCGCCCGTGTGCGCTCATCCGCAAGCCCTTGTTTGACTCCGGCCGCGGTCAATGCCTCCGGGGTTTGGTCACCGGTGGGGGTGGGAATGTAGCCGAGTTCCGCGAGAGCGGTGGCGGCTTCGAAATCCGGGGCGGTCAAAATTGCCTCGAGTTGCGTTTTATAATCCGGGGTTTCGGGCATGGCGTAAAATCCTCCGTTCTTTCGAGTGGTTATTTTGTTAACGGCCTGGTCCCAGGATGCAATTTCATCGGCAAAACCGATTTCAACAGCGTTCTTTCCCTGGAACATTCCGGCCTCTGTTTTGCGGACGGCCTCGGCGGTCATCCCACGGTTGCGGGCGACGGTTTCGGTGAAAAGCGAGTAGATTTGATCGATCTCAGCTTTGAAGGTGGCATAGGCTTCCTCGGACAGCGGTTCATGGGGGCTGAAATCGTTTTTCCTGGCACCGGCAAAGATCGGGGTGTATTTAAGCCCGGTTTCCTTGTCCCATTTGCTTTGATCGACATGCAGACAGATAACGCCGACACTCCCGGCGCCGCCGGTTCGGGGGATATAGACGGTTTCGGCTGCGGAGGCGATGGCGTAGGCTGCGGAATAAGCCGACTCGTTGACCATGGCAATGATCTGTTTATCGCTGCGGGCTTGATAGATACGGTCCACTAAATCAAACACGCCCGCCACTTGCCCCCCAGGGGAATCGATATCAAAGAGGATGGTGGAAACGTTCCCCTCCTCCATCGCTTCGTCGAATTCCGCCCCGATTTGATCATAGGAGGTGAGCCCGGACCACGCATTAAGCCCGCGGGAATGGTGGATGAGGGAGTCATAGATTCCGATGACAGCAATGGTTTCGACACCCGCCGCTGTGGTCGTGTGTTCCTGCTCCTCTTGCATCCACTCCGTGTCCGCTGCTTTCTCCGGGATCGCAAGCCCCAGCCGGGGACCGACAGCGTGCAGGATCGCATCCAGTTTCCCGGGGTGGATCATGAGCGGTGTATTGACAACGAGAGATGCAAGACGTGCGAGGTGCTTCATTCGGTTTCACCTCCATCCTCTTTTTCCTCCACGCGCTTTCCGGCCGCGTCGGTATGCCGGGGGTCGGTATCGTAGACAAGGCCGAGTTCGTCGGCCCTGGCGTTGTCGGCTGCGTTCTGCTCATCGATGAGCGTGACATCTTCGCCGGACGACTCGTCAACGGTTTTCGTGCGGGTTGACAGCCCGGAGCGGATTTTCCCTTTCGCGGCTTTGAGCTCGGAATCAGGATCCACCCACTCCCACCCGGTATGATTCCAGGTGATCCGGTAATATTTCAGGCGGTGCTCCATGAAATCGGGGATTTCAACGGCTTTCGACAGGATCGCTTGAGCTACAAACTTTCGCCCGATCGGCCGGCACATCTGCGGGATGATCGTGTGTCGGATGATCTGCCGGCATATGCGCTGAAATTCGAGGTTACGCCTTCAAGGTCTCCGGTATATTTTTCATACGGGAGGCATCCCCAACCGCGGGAAAGGCGTCGATCCTGGCGCTTCGTGAATGCCGCATAGCCGCCACCAACATCGGCAGGGCTGGACCACTCAACGCCCCACCCGGGGGGGAGCTCGGGGAACGTGCCGGGCTCGAGCGCCACAATGTTGTCGCGGCCTTCCGGATCATCGGTGACGGTTTCTCCGAAGGGGGCCGGGGTGTCTTCGTCTTGGGGCGGTCTTGTGAGATACCCACCGAACATTGCCGCGCCCTTCTTCCTCATGATTTCGGCATCATCGAATTCGTTGACATCGTGCTGTGTGAGGATATTTGACGAGGGCCACGGGATGCCTTGACGTTGGCCGGGACGGAGGGGGCGGAAAAGGTGGACGATATCGCGGGCCGGGACGCGGACGCGCTCGTCGGGGTAGGTGCGAGTGCTGAAATATGATTCCCCGGGGTGCTCCCGGAAAAGCCAGTACGCGACCGGCTTAGCCCATCGGTTGATCTCGATCCCCATGCGGATTTCGTTCCCGTTTTTGGCATTGATGGTCGAATATGTGTGGTCGAGATGATCGCCCTCGAGGAGTTGGAGCTGTAGGGGGATCGGCATATCGGGGGATGGTGCCCGGTAGTGCATGCGGATGATGCACCCACCGCCTTCGACCATTGACCGGACTGCCAGGGCAAATAGACCATAAATGTCGGTGAGGCCATCATAATCCGCGTACTCCCCCCAGTCGTCCCACCATTGACGGAGTTCTTTCTTTCGGTCTGCATCTTCAAGGTTCCACCGGGGGAAAATCCCTACACCGGCAAGATTTGCAACGAGGGTATCCAGGGCCCCCGATGCATCGGGATTGTTCCGGACCATCTCCCGGGAGCGAGACCGCAAGGTGGTGAGATTTGCAAAGGCAAGGGCATTCTGACCGCTTGTGGAGGTTCCCCAGGTGCCAAGACGCCGCCCGGAGGTTCCGCCCTCATAGCCTCCCGCATAGGATGCCCGGACGTATGGGCGGCCGCTCTGGTCGAGTATGGGGGAGGTGCGCGCCATCTATAGCCCTTTCGATGTTTGCATGAGGTAGTGGCGTTTCCGGCCACTTGATGCTTGCACTTCCGCTCGGATCTCAGAGAGGAGGGTTCGGAGTTGGGCGAGGTCGGCCTCGCCGTATTGGATGGATGCGCCGTTGGAGAGGTTGACACGGACCGCCCGCGTACCAGTAGCAAGCGCAAGGATTGCCGCTTTGACGCTTACCTGATCTGCGGTGGTGTAGGCCATGCGTTACCCCTTGCGGAAGGGAGGCGGGGCGATGCGGCGGCCAAACCGAACCGCCCCAGGGAAAGGAGACGAGCGTGTGCAAAATCAGGATAACCCGGGAAAATGGGACAGGACACGGACGGACAAATACTGACCACGGACGGACATATTCGGACACTGTAGGACCGTATTCGGACTTGACATGATTTTCAGGCACGGTATCTGAGCTCTTTTTGAAACCACTCCTCCACGACATCAAAATGGGCATACCACTCCCCTCCCAGCTTTTTGAAGGGGGCCCCGATTTCGACGAGGTGGTAAAACATGGCTTTGCTGATTTGCCATGTATGCATGATTTCATCACGGGTCCTGATGAGCTTTGTGGTGACGGGTTTTTTGGGCATACGCTTTTATCTCCCTGCAAATTTAGATCGATGAACCCTAGGGCCCTGTGGGGCCCGCTTCTTAACGGTGGCACGGGTGGGCCGTAGGAGGTGGATCCCTCCCGT